TCGTCATAGGAACACTTTTAACACTGCTCTTTTTCGCAGTGTTGCTGGCTACCTATGGTCTGACCTCGAAGAGTTATCTGGAGAACTTTATTGTTTTCCAGGTATCTTCGGGCCAGGTGCCACATCGGAACGACTACTCCGTAACGAACGGCATAGTATATCCGAGTGGCCAGAACGAAGTGAAGGATCTTTTCCTTCATCGTTTTACGCCTCCCATCAGGAGTCAAGAGAATCCATCAAAGGACTAACTTTTCTTTCTGATGCGGAAGAACGTCCCGTAAGGGTCGTTCAAGTACCGAAAACCCTCAAAACTCCGCGCACGATATCAGTTGAGCCTAGTTATATGATGCTAATGCAGCAAAGTATAGCTAAGCCTCTGATGGCGTACCTTGAGTCCAAGCGTTTTGGATTTCAGTCCGTCCGGTTTACTGACCAATCGGTCAATCGCCGGCTTGCGCGAAAGGGCAGTATAGATGGTAGCTTAGCTACCATAGACCTGAAAGATGCCTCGGACATGGTCGATTTAGACCTTGTTCGCGAGATTTTTCGAGGTCCTTGTCCTACCTTCCTCGGTTATATTGAGGATTGTAGGTCAACTAGAGCCCTTCTTCCCGACGGTAGTCATGTTCCATTGAGGAAATTTGCCTCTATGGGGTCAGCTTTATGCTTTCCCATTGAATCCATGACTTTCTTTACCATTATAATGTACGCTTTGGTAAAGGAATCGGGGAGAGTACCATCTCGACATTTCTTGCAATCTTTAGCTCGAAATGTTGCTGTATACGGTGATGATATCATCGTACGTAGTTCGATGGCTCCCGTTGTCATTGAAGCGCTTGAAGACTTTGGTCTAAAAGTTAATCATGACAAATCGTTCCTCACAGGTCTCTTTCGAGAATCCTGTGGTGGCGACTACTACAAAGGAGTAGAAGTTACTCCGGCGTATGTTCGTCATTGGGACGATACGGGCACTCTGTCTGTGAAGTCCTATTTGGTGGCATACGTGTCATTATCCAATACATTTTACATGAAAGGAATGTGGCATGCTTGCCAATCAATTAGGGACTTCGTCCGTTCTAAAGTCAGGTTCGATTTTCCTCTCGCACGACACCCCATTGGGGTGCTCCATTATAGCTCG